CTAATCATCCTCATACAGCAATTAATGACAAGTATCCTGATAGAATGATTAAAGTACTTAAAATAACTCAACAGCAGTATGACAACTTCCAGCAGAACCTCTAGGCAAATAGAGATAGTTCAAAAGTTTGCTGATAACAAAGGTAGAGGTACATTACTAGCAGCTACAGGCTTTGGTAAGACTTACACAGCAATCATGGTTATACTACGATTGCTTAAGTCTAGACCAAAAGCTAAAGTGCTAGTAGTTGTGCCAACTATCAACCTTAAGAATCAGTGGAACAAAGAGCTAACTAAACACAAAGTTGTAAAGAACTGCGAAGTAATAGTAATTAACACAGCGTACAAGAATACGTATGAATGTGATCTATTAATTTGTGATGAGTTACACGCTTATGGTGCTGAACAGTTTATTAAGGTGTTTGACACAGTTAAGTATGAATTTATATTTGGTTTGACAGCTACAATAGAGCGTACAGATGGTATGCATGAAGTATTGCTAGAATATGCACCTGTTATCGATGAAGTTCCTATCGAGGAATGCCATACAAATGGGTGGGTAAGCGATTATCTTGTGTACAATCTTGCAGTACCTATGCTAAAAGACGAGCAGCAACTCTACAACAAAGCTAACGCACAGTTTAGATATGCAGCAAGTCAAATAGGCTTTGGTGGAGCACAATCATTTAACAATGCTAAACAGTATTTAAGTGATCCAAGCGCACCACCTGAGATGAAAGCTATGGCTGCTATTTACTACAATGCTATGCGTAAGCGTGGTGATGTATGTAAAAACTCTAAAGCTAAGATACCTGTTATCAAGGAGATTCTTACCACATTCAATGACCGTAAAGCATTATTATTTAGTGCTTCTACAAACTTTGCAGATGAGGTACAAGAAGAGCTTGGTAGTATATGTCTTAGCTTTCATAGTAAGCGTACAAAGAAACAGCAAGCAGAGATACTTAGAAAGTTTAAAGATGGTAGAACAAAACAACGTGTGATAAGCTCAGTAAAGGCTTTGAATGCAGGTTTTGATGTACCAGATTGCTCTCTTGGTATTGTGGCTGCAGGTAATTCTAAAAAGCTAGACAACATACAGCGTACAGGTCGTATCATTAGATATGTACCAGGTAAAACAGCTGTAATTATTAATCTCTATGCGCCTGACACACAGGAAGTATCTTGGCTCAACAAGCGTCAAGAAGGACAAAATGTAAGATGGGTGGATAGTGTAGAAGAAATAACAGTTTAAACATAGCTAGTGGTAATGTCTCAACAATACCAATAAGACCCCAGGCTGTGTAAATTAGGTAAGAGAATTGAGTGCACTCTTTTAAGACCGTGATTCCAGGCGATACTGCCAAACCACATGGTGCCTATTATTTTAAGTGAGTAAGCTACTTGAACGCTGCACAAATAAAGCCCTTCATTTATAACTACAAATACTATGGGGTTATAGGTTTTTAGCAAAAATGGAGGCAAGTCAGTGTCAAAAGTAGGAATTAAATTTTTCTACTCTTGGCCTCTGATTTAATTAAACTTTAATTATGATAACAAAATTAGCATTAAGTATAGTATGTTTAGTAAGTCTGTATATAATATGGATGATACTTAGATCAAAATCAATCAAAGATGTGCATATAAATGCAACAGCTTATAACTTAAAAAAACACAAAAACAATGGCAATGACTCAAGAAGAAAAGATAAACACAATAGTAGAAGTACTGGAAAAGCACAACAAGGTGCACGAAAACATGGAAAAGCAGCTAAAACTAATAGCAGACTTCCTAAACACGACAGCAGAACAAGTAGTGAAGATTAAAAAAGAATTACTTGATGCTGCAAAAAGTAACGCGTAAATCAATGTTGATAAGACCATCAGGTCGTAGTACAGATTTCATATCTCCGTCATTTGGCTACGGTTGTTTATACAATTGCTCATATTGTTACATGAAACGACACAAACCTGATGGTCTATCAATATCTACAAACACAGGCGATATACTTACAGCAATAAATAACCATGCATACTTTACACCTGTAAATAAACCTAATCAAACGCACGCAGACTATACTACCTACGACATTAGTTGTAACGAAGACTTTGCGCTGCATGCTAAATATCATGATTGGGAAAAGATCTTTGAATTCTTTAGAGATCATCCTATTGCAATGGGTGCATTTGCTACTAAGTATGTTAACCCTAATCTAATTAACTTTGATCCGCAAGGTAAAATACGTATTAGATTTAGTTTGATGCCACAGCACATGTCTGACATTCATGAGCCTAACACATCTAAAATCATTGATAGAATTAAAGCTATTGATGCATTTATAGATGCAGGGTATGATGTCCATGTAAACTTTAGTCCTGTCATTGTAGAAGATGATTGGCTAGAGGATTATGAATATTTGTTTGATATGATGAACGATTATGTTGATTATAAAGATCAAGTACATGCAGAAGTAATATTTTTAACACACAACGAAAAGAAACATGAAGAGAATCTGAAGAAACACCCTGAAACAGAACTACACCTATGGAATCCTGCAATACAGGAAGAGAAAATCTCGCAGTATGGTGGAACTAACATAAGGTATGCTAAACATTTGAAGCCATTGTATATAGATGCATTTAAGGCTTTGCACGAAAGAGTTATACCTTGGAATAAAATCAGATACATATTTTGAAAAAAGGATACCACGACTACATTCCTATTGATAAGAAATCATTTCTTTCTAAAGGAAGAGAAACTGAATACTGGAAAGAAAGGCATGCTAAACAAGTAGCAGCTAATAATAAACCAGGTTTTGTAACTAAAAGCAGTTTTGAATTAATATTTGGGTTTGGATACCCTAAAACGTATAACACACCGAGTGTTATGAAAACTTATAAATACCCTAAAAACGACGGAAGCAATGGCAAAGTTAGTAAATTTCGATGATCTTAGTATGATAGCAGTACCTGAACGTACTGAGACTTACATACCAGTGAGTCACCAAGAGTTAGTAACAAAAGTAAAGAAAGCAGGAATGCTTAAGTATGGTAGAGAGCCTATTTCACAAAAGCTAGAAGTAAATCACAGAGGACAACAGATGTTTGGCTCTATGGTATTTCCAAGCAGTGATAAAAACTCTGATATATCCATAGGATTTCGTAATTCGTATGATAAAACATTACCAATAGGCTTATGTGCAGGCTCACAAATTTACGTGTGTTCTAACTTAATGTTTGTAGGTGATATTGTAAAATTACGTAAGCACACTCAGAATATTGAGAGTGATATGGATGCATTGATTGCAGAATTGTTTACACAAACTGATAAACTGCACAACAAAGCTCAAGAAGATGCTAGTTATATGCATGACATACCTCTTGACAACAAACAAGTAGGTGATTACTTTGGTCAATTGTTTGTAAACGAGAACATTTTAAATGGTTCGCAACTTAAAACAGCTACTAAAGAGTGGTTTGAGTCTGAAGTGTTTAAAGCTAGAAACCTATGGTCTGCTTACAATGCGTGTACTGAAGCTCTTAAAACTTCACACCCATCAAATGCTTTGGAAAACTACACTAAATTACATACATTTACAGAAGAATATATTCTAAATGACTATAAGAAGCATTTTAACAAGCAAATGGCTGAAATGGAAGGATATATTGAAATATAATGTAATATGAAAAACAGTCCCTACAAAGGAAAAGATTTAAATTTTAATGAAATTTGGCATTTAATACAAATGTTAAAATTCTATTATGAGGACATTATGTTGCTGACTCCCAAGAGTATAGCAGACATTATAAAGGTAGAATTTGATTGTACAATACAAGAAAATGACGTATCTTTAAACCTCCTTCTAGCACATCGTAGAGACAGTCACGGTAATTTAAAATGTTATGAGTAATTGTATACAATGTGAAGATGGATTAAAATGTTTACCAGATGAAAGTTTGGTGATCTTAACTGAAGAGGAACTCGATAAATATTTAAATTGCGATGAAAGTATCTTTGAACTTAACCAAGTTGAAAGGCAATCATCTCACACCTAGCGAATTTGTTTATATGCTTCTTAAAAGTGAAGGAGACAAACAAGTTCAAAAGTACTTAGAA